GGATGTCACCAAGTCTCAGGAGCTGCTTGGGCTGGCGCTTGATGTCTCCGCGCAGACGGGCAAGCCGCTTGAGGCAGTCACTACGGCGCTCTCTAAGGCATACGGCGGCAACTTGGGAGCGCTCAACAAGCTCATTCCCGGTTTTGACCAGGGCATCATCAAGAGCAAGGACTTTGAGAAGGCTCAGGCCGAGCTCGCCAAGATGACTGGCGGGGCAGCTGCAGAAAGCGCCACGACCGCTGCCGGCAGATTTCGAACCTTCCAGATCAGCCTTGAGGAAACCAAGGAAGCCATTGGCAGCGCCCTGCTGCCGATCTTCAACGCTTTTCTTCCCATCCTGCAGCGTGCCGCTCAATTCGTGCAGGAAAACAGCACCGTGGTGGTAGTCCTGGCAGCTGCGGTTGGCGGGCTGTCCGTGGTAGTGCTGGCAGTCAACGCGGCGATGAAGCTCGCTGCCGCCACGACTGCAGTGCTGACGGCAGCTCAGATTGCCTACAACGTGGCGCTGAACGCCAACCCCATCGGCATTGTCATTGTGGCCATCGCCGCGTTCGTTGCCGCTGTGATCGTTGCCTATGAAAAGAGCGAGACCTTCCGCAAAGTCATTGAGGGCATTGGCGAAGGGCTCAGGACTGCTTTCAACTTTCTGAAGAACACCGTGATTGGCGCTTTGGAAAACTTCTACGAGGCCATCAAGACCGCCTTTGTCTGGATCAGGGATAAGGCCGGGCCGATCCTCGACGGCTTCAAGGGCGCACTCACCGTGGCGTTTGCGCCGATTAGCCTTGCTGTGTCTGCCATGCAGAAGCTGCTCGACTTGCTGGGATCATGGAAGGGGAAGGGAGGTTCGCCCAACCTGAACCGCCCGGGCCTGCCTGGTGGCATTGACAACGATCCCGCAACGCCGTTTGCCAAGGGGGGCATTGTCACTCAGCCGACGTTTGCTCTGATTGGTGAGGCTGGCCCTGAGGCCGTCATTCCTCTCAACCGTGCCGGTGCCTTTGGCGGCATCACTATCAACATCGAGGCGGGCCTTGTGTCGACGCCTGACCAGATTGGCCAACAGATCATTGAGGCAATCCAGAGGGCGCAGCGGCGCAGCGGCCCGGTGTTCGCCCCGGCATGAGTGCGCCCACCCTGCAAATCCTCGTGGGCTTTGAGCAGACGGTCAACTTTGGGACTCCGTTCCAGCTGAACAACGCGACGTTCGGCCTGCTCGGCACCGGCACGCTAGGGGGCACGCAGCTGGTCGACGTCACGAGCATGGGCGAGAGCGTGACGATCGCCAGGGGACGTAACCGGGAAACCGAGCAGTTCAACGCGGGCACGGCCACGGTGGTCTTTGACGACCCCACGCGCATCTTTGACCCGCTGAACGATGCTTCGCCGTATTACCCGTTTGTAGGACCCCGAAACCCGATCATCATTTCGGCTAACGGCATCCCCATCTACAGCGGTCTGGTGACAGATTGGGATCTTGATTACGGGTTCACGACCGCTGCTAACAAAACTTCCGTGCAATGTTCGGACGCCTTCACCGTCTTTGCCAACCAGAGCTTTGACGAATGGACGCCGACGGCAGAACTGTCCGGTGCACGAGTGAACGCCGTCCTCACACGCCCCGAAGTCGTGTTTCAGGGCGGAACGGACATTTCAACAGGTAGCAGCACGCTAGGCGCGTACCTGATTCCCGCTGGCCAAAACGTCTTGCAGTATTTGCAGAACGTCGGCGCGTCGGAACAGGGCTATTTGTTCATTTCGGCAGGGGGCAACCTCACCTTTATGGGCCGCGCCGATGCACTAAACCCTGTGCCCGTCCTCGACTTCAACGACGACGGCACCGGCATCCGTTACCAGAGTTTGACTAACGCCTACGGCGACGAACTGCTGTTCAACTACATCCAAACACAGTCGCCAGCGGGCGCAGTGCAGATCGCATCAGACGCCGATTCAATCGCCCGCTACCAGTCGCAGAACTATTCCAAACTGGACCTGTTGAACAGCACCACCGCAGAGGTGGCGGGTCTTGGCAACTACCTGCTCGGCCGCTACAAGAATCCCCAGGTGCGCTTTACCGGCATCGGCACGCAGCTGGCCGCGCTGTCGTCGTCGGATCAGGACGCATGCCTAGGTATTGACCTCACAGACATTGTGGCCGTGGGTAAGACCTTCGACACTGGCAACCCGTCGCACCTCACCCAGACGCTTATAACGTCGGGCGTGTCGCATGACATTTCACCGGGCAGCCATGTCATACGCTTTACTTTCGAGAGCACCGACGGCAACGCCTACCTGACACTGGACGCCGACCCGCTGGGGAAGCTCGATACAAACCTGCTTGCGTTCTAAGGAGCTTTTATGGCCAAAACGTACAACACCATTTCGACGTTCACCAGCGGACAGGTTTTGACCGCCGCGCAAATGAATGCGATTGGCACCAACGTAAACAACTACCGCGTGCCGCCTGCTGCGAAGGTGCAGCGGATCACATCCAACTTGGCTGTGTCAGTCGGAGACTATGTCCAGTGGAACCAACAGAACTTTGACACTGAAGAACCCGGCGACAACATTTACGACTCGGGCTCCAACACACGCCTGACAATAAAGACGCCGGGTCTGTACCTCGTGCAGTGGAATGTAAACATTGCATGGAATGGCAACGCAAGCGGCCAGTCGTTGCAGATCACGCAGACTACAAGCGGCGGGACAGAAACAGCAGTCGCTCAAGATTACTATTTTTACGTTACAACGGGTTTTCAGTTCAACTACATGAGCACGATTAGCACGCTTGCTAATGCCGTAGCCGGTGACTATTTCAGATGCAAGTTTGCCGAACTAAACGGCGGGAGTAGTTACGCCGTCGTCCAAGCGCCGACGAGTACGTTTTCGGTTATGTGGCAGGGGCAGGTGTCCTAATGACCAGCGAGGACGCCCACAGCATCCGCGCCGACATTCGTGAGCTGCGCAAAACGCTCGCCACTGTTGAGAAGTTGCAGCGGGAAGCTAACGGGCGTTTGGGCAACCTCGAAACGCGGGTGCACGAGATCGAACTGTGGCGGGCACGCTTGCAGGGCGCAGCCGCGACCACCAGAGGCGTGTGGCTACTCGCTGGCGGAGCGATCACCGGCATCATCGTCGGCATCATCAACAACACCTAGGGGACGTCGTGATCAGCAACGGGCAGGCAACGCTACGGAAGGCAGGGCACTACCTCGGGGCGCAGGAGGGTGCCAAGCCAAACCGTTCCGGCGATCCCATCGTTGACGAGTGCCAGGAGATGTACGGCTTGCTGGGTGTGCCCTGGTGCGCCTGTTTTTGCGGGTACGTCATTGACAAGTCCGAGGCGTCGGCGCAATACAAGAAGGACGCCAAGACCGTTGTGCATCCGTCTACCGCCGAGATGGTCGCCCGAGCTCGCCGGAAGGGCTGGTACGGATCGCATGGCAAGAACACCAAGCCGGGTGATCTGTTCATCATCGACGGCTTGCATGTCGGGTTCGTCAACGCGCTCAACAAGGACGGCACGTTTCAAACCATTGAGGGCAACGCCAGCAATGGCGTCAGGAGCCTTACCCGGGCGTGGTCAGACGGCTGGCAGGTAATCAGCATTCCCGGCGTCGGCAACCCCGGGCCTGCGGCCGTGGTCGACGGCTACGGATTCGACGACACCAGCGTCAAGGTTTACGGCGGCTGGCCGACACCCCAGGCGCGTGATCAGCAGCTGCGAAAGTTCGCCACCGCCAATCCCACCTTCTGGACTCAGGCCGTCAGGGTGCAGGCCAACAGCAAGTACGCCTTCCGCGCTGGCCCCGAGGGAACCTGGAACCGCTGGACGTTCGGCCCGTGGCTTCACAACACCGGCAAGCAGACGCGGGACGAGCAGATGAAGAAGTGGAGCGAGAAGCACAAGGCCACGGCTCGCCCGTGGAAGAAGTCCTACAAGGAAGCGTGAACCATGCCGCCTGAGATCGTCCCGCCCAGCACTGTCGTGATTGAGCCGCCGCCGGCCGAGCCCACTGACTACGACGAAAAGCAGGAGAAAGCCGAATGATCCCGAAGGTAGGACCGTCAACAATCGCAATCCTGACCGCCGCCGTAGTGGTCATGGTCGCTTTCGTTGATACGTTCGTGGAGGGAAACCCGAGCGTGACGCTTGCCGCCATTAGCGCAGCTCTGACCGCCTTGCTGGGTGTGCTGCGCTCATGGCAGTCCGTTTCAGCAAATGGGGAGAAGGCATCATCCGACGTTCAATCGCCGCCTGGGGATTCCTGATCGCAGCATTGCTGCTGGTCGGGTCCATCGAGGCAGACGCAGCACCGTGCCAAGCCCACCAGGGCAAGGCCAAAGCAGAATGCATCAAGCAGGCAAAGCGGGACCGCATGGCATGGCCCCCCAAGCCTTCCGAG